TCTTTGGTAATCTCTTCAATATACTTTTTTAGCAATTCCATCTATATATTATAAATATAAGTAGTATGGAATCAACCAGCAAATTTGAAAGACTATTTTTAAAAATGTTACAAGAAGAAGCTGACGGTGGTGGTATGACTGCTGGCGCTGGGGGTGTATTTGGAGATGGGCCGACCATGCATACAGTTTATGGTCCAAATGCTGCAGCTCAAAATATTAGCTCTGGAGATACAATTGAACCGGGTGATGCTAAAATCTATAAGCCTCTCGGTAAGGTTCAAACACGTAAGGGTACCACCGGCGGTAAAAAAGGGAAAAAAAGAAATAAGAAAAAGAATAAAGGCGTAAATTTCGCTACTGGTGAAGAAAATGAAGAAGAGAAGCAAAAAGGTGTAGATGGTAAGGCTTGTTGGAAGGGATACAGAAGAGTAGGTACTAAGAAAAAGGGTGGTAAGACTGTAGATAATTGCGTTAAAGTAGAGGATGAGGACGCCGAAAAAGTCGATAAGGATCGTATGAAGTGTAACAGCCCTCGTCGTACTTCAGGTGGTTCTAAGAAGTTCGTTGTTAAAGCTTGTAAAGATGGTAAAGAAAAGATTGTACGCTTTGGGGATCCGAATATGAAGATCAAAAAGAGCAATCCAAAGCGTAGAAAGTCATTCCGCGCACGTCATAAGTGTGATCAGAAGAAAGATAAGTTCTCTGCTGGTTACTGGTCTTGTAAAAAGTGGTAGATTTGGGTCATTGGGAGGGGGTTCTAGAAGAAAGTACGGACCTACCTTACGGTTTCATTTATAAGATAACTAATCTTACTAATGACAAGAAGTATATTGGTAAAAAACAGTGCCAGTCAATAAGAAAGCGTCCCCCTTTGAAGGGTAAAAAGAATAAACGGCATGAAAAAATTGAAACTGACTGGAAGACTTACACATCTTCATCAAATGAGCTTAATAAAGACTTAGAGCAGTTAGGAAAGGATAATTTTAAGTTTGAAATACTTAGATGGTGTGATTCCAAGTGGGAGTTGAGTTATTACGAAGCTAGATTACAATTTAAAGAAGAAGTATTGCTACGTAATGACTACTATAACGGAATCATCAATGTCAGAATTGGAGGACGTAAGTGATCCTATACGTGGTTTTGAGTTTATTAACCTTAACAAGTGTTTAGCAAGATCTTTTAACGATTATCTGTTATACATTACAGAAAACGAGCTTAAATTAACAAGAAAAGATAAGAATAAGCTTGGTATACACTTTATTATTAAAGAAATAGTTAAGGTTTGCTCTAAAACTAGTAACAGAAAGTGGTTTTATTATAAGACCAATATTAAAACAATAGAATATACCCTAGTAAAGCGTATTTTTAATGCACTACCTACTAATATTACATACAGTAAAGAAGATTTTACTACATTCTTAGATGAAAGAGACTATATCTCTTTTAATAAAAAAGACAAATCAGCAGTTTCATTTTATAAGTTTAGATTATTTCTTAGAAGGTACGAATTACAACAGATTGAAAGTGAGTTTCTATCTAATATAAATATAAAACTCTCACTACTTCCATAAATATATACATGAGTAAGTTTCTTAAGCTGATCGATGAAAATAGACCGGGTATTAATAGTGAGTATGTAATTTCCATTCAAGGACCTGCTGAGTTTGAAAATATTAACGTTTCAGGAGATGAATTTACATACGATTTACATGAAAAGATAAAAGCTGTAGTTGAAGGTAGAGCTGATATTATAGTTCATGAAGAAGATCAAGAAGGTATTTTGTCGGACAAAGAAAGAGATGCTTTGAAGGTTGCTTCTGAGTTAGTAAAGGAACCTAAAAAGAGTGCATTTGGTAGGGATCCTAAAAAGGCTCTTCAAAAATCCCTTGGTAAAATGTATAAAGGAATATCAAAAAGAGTGAATGATGTAGCTAAAGATTTATCATGAAAAAAACATTAAAATTAATAGAACAACAATTAGCTTTACTTGAGCAGGATGCAGTTGAAGAGGTAGATGTTGATGTTGAAATAGATGATGCAACTAATGTTGCGGATATACCAAAATCACCTCGAGGTATTACCCCAGAGGGTGAGGTATATGTAGCTGATTTGTTAACAAACGCTTTTATATACGCACCAAGCATGGACGATATTAATATTGCTGCAGAATCAAATAAGGTGTTTGGAAGAACAGAACCTAGAAAAGTTATCGAGACAATCGAAAGGTTAGTTGAATTTTCTGATGAAACTGTTGAGCAAGAACTTGAAGATTTAGACGCACAATAATATGCAGTGGTCATTGGAAGATATCTATAAGAAGCAGGTACGGGGTAAAATTCCTGTGCGTAAACATCTACGAGTGTTAGGCGAAGATAATCAACAACAATTATTTAGACAATTGACTGGTGGTCAACGTAAAGGTGAAGAAGTTACGGTTTCACAAAAAGATCAAGAATCTGGTAAATATGATGTTGAGATAGGAGAGACGTTGACATTAACAGATGAAGATGTAGAAAATTTTAATTTATTATCTGATACCGATAAGCAAAAAATTAAAAAAATGTTAGATAGTAAAAATTTTGCTGGTCTATCTAGAAGCGCACTACACGGTGAAAGTGAAAAATATAAAAACCAGGCATATGAAATATTATTAAAAAGCGGTGAATTAACCGGAGATCAATTAGAAAGTGTTTTGAGAGATATTCAAGCTGGAAAAGCAGTAAACGTTAATAAATTAGTAACACCCGGTAATTATAAGATACGTGATATATTTACTTCAGATGAATCTTTAACAGCTTTTAATTTATTACGTAATATTGGCTCTGGTGATTTACAAAAAGGACCTGGAGAGGTTGCTTTAGATTTAATGTCTCCGGATATTAACCTTTCTACAAAAGGAGACATTGACATTAATGGTGAACTGTATGAGTTAAAATTAAATGGAGGTCGTATAAGTGATAAAGCTGGACCAGATCCAAAGAAGATGAAAGATTTAATTGAATCTTATATAGGACCATTTGATTTAGGTCAGCAAGTTTTAAATATAGAAAACTTTATTAAATTATTAAACGAAAGAGCTAAAACCAACCCCGATATTAATTTTAAAGAATTAGCTTATAGGGTATTTTCCTCTATCCTTGATGAAGAGCATTCAATTTCTATAGCAAATTTATTTGAAACTGTACCTTTGAACTTTGATAAAATTAATAATGAAGTAATTAAACAGAGTTTTAACTGGTATAAAGATACTAAAGCAGGGACAGATGGTGAGTGGGATAAGCTTATAGGTATTAACACAGCAACTGCTGTACCTGGAGTTGCAGTTGTATCAACAGGAGAAGAATTTACAAAAGTGCCGCAGAAAAAACTTAACATTAATATTATTCGATCTGGGTCCGGTACCAGAGAAAATTATATAGATTTTTACCCTAAAATTGGATGAAAAAATTTAAATTATATTTTGAAGATTACTTAGAGCTTCTAGAAGAAGCTAAAGCTAATACTCACTTAACACATCTTGAAGAATTAATTCTTACCAAGGGAGCTGGGGGATATGATCAAGCTAAAGGCTTTTTAGTTAATTTACTAGGTCATCTACAAGGAAAGAGTAAGAGAAAGATCGGTACTACGGTAAAATGGGATGGAGCGCCTGCTATTTTTGCAGGTAAACATCCAGAAACTGGTAAATTTTTTGTTGGTACTAAATCTATCTTTAATAGAGAGCCTAAAATTAACTATACTGAGCAAGATATTGAAGTTAACCATGGACACGCTCCTGGTTTAGCAGATAAACTTAAAAAGGCTTTAAAATATCTACCTAAATTAGGTATTAAAAACATTGTACAAGGGGACTTTATGTTTGATTCTTCTTCTGTAAAGAAAGAAAACATCGATGGTGAGGTACATTACACTTTTCAACCAAATACAATTAAGTATGCTGTAGAAGCTGACTCAGATTTAGGTAAGCAAATAGCTAACTCTGTGTTTGGTATTATATTTCACACTGAATATGATGGTTTAGATAGTCCTGCATCATTTGGTGCCAAGGTAAACAAATTAAAGAAGGTACCAGGTGTATGGTTCGATGATGCTTTCTTTAAAGATGATACAGGGGTAGTAAATTTAACTAAAGATGAAGTAAAGCAGGTTAGAGATTTAATAAAAACTGCTGATTCTATTAAAATAGATTACAAAGACTTACCTTCAGATCTTCTCAACCCTTATATTAATACGGAGATTCGAGAAGGTAAGTTCTTAAATGATCCAGAAGAGTCTTATAGGAACTTTATTGATTGGTATACATCTAGAATTAAAAAAGAAATAGATAAGAGAAAATCTGTACGAGGTAAGCAAAGATTAGAAGAAACACTTAAGCAAAAAACGGCTCAGTTTGAAGCTCAAAAAGATGATATAGTTAATTTGTTTAAAGTAAGTAGTTTACTATCACAAGCTAAACAAATCTTTATTAACAAATATAATAATGCTGTATATAATACAAAGCACTTTATCGATGAAGGTGAAGGTGTGTTGAGAGTTACTTCTCCGGAGGGATATGTAGCAGTTGATAGGGATGGTAATGCTGTTAAGCTTGTTAACCGGTTAGATTTTAGTTCAGCTAACTTTCAAAAAGATAAGCCCGGGTCATGAGGACATTTAAGGAGTATTTCGAAGATATGGAGACGAGAGTGGATAGAATCGCTCTACTCCCGGGTGGTTTTAAACCTCCAACAAAGGGTCATTTTAATGCTTTGAGGTATTTACTTGATGATGCTGATCGTGGTGTTGTATTTATTGGTGGTAAGGAGCGTGAAGGTATTACACCTGAGCAATCTGAGCGAATATGGAACATATATACAAAGTATGTTGATAAGCCTGTTGAAGTTGTATATGTACCTAATCCAGTAAGAGCTGTATATGATTTTGCTGATAATAATTTAGACAAGACTTTGCTCGTTGGCGCTGGTGAAAAGGACGAAGATGTTAAACGTTATAAATATTTTTTAGATAATGTTGAAAAATACCCCTACGTTAATGTAGTAAAGATACCTATGCAAGAAGAAGGTATATCAGGTAGTGATACTAGAAAAATGATACAACAAGATATAGATGATGCATTAGATTATTTTGTACCTGATAATGTATCCATTGAAGATAGAGATCAAATAAAAGCTATACTAGCATAAATAATAATATGAGAGATAAGAAGCGTAAAGAATTAGCTATGCTTGAAGAAGCCTATACAAAGGTTAATGAAAATTTAGGACCAGCAGCTCTTACTGCTTCAGTACCAGGTGTAAGTCAAATGCCTTTAGTAGTTGCACAAGAACCTGTTGAAGACGAAAGTTGTGGTGAATATGATCAATCAGAAATTGATATGGCGGGTAGAGATTTACTTAAAGCACAAGAGTACGCAGCTAAGTTAACCGCTATGGTACAGCAGGTTCCAGGTTTAGATGGATGGGTTTCCGCTAAGATAACAAAAGCTTCAGATTATCTTTCCTCTGTATACCATTTTCTCGATTATGAGTTACGCGAAAAACCACAAGAAGTTGTTGTAGATGTAGAGGAGATTGAAGCTCCAGTAGACGTCTTTAATGTTGGGTATGAAGAAGCAGAAACCACTTGACCTGATTCATAAATAGCAGTTGTTATGAAGAAGTTTAACCAATTTTTTATAGAAAAACAAGTCTTAGGATTAATAGAATTCTTTGATGTGGATGGTGTTGGTAAAATTCCTTCAAAGCTTGATTCCGGTAATGGTGCATATAACGTTATACATGGTGAAGATATACAAATACAGGGTAATAAAGTATTGTTTAGAACAGTAAATAACAAACACCTTATAAAAGATAAAATAGACGATATTGTTATTAACGTAGGTGCAGGTAATACAGAAGAAAGACCTGTAGTTAACTTCGATCTTAAAATAGGTAATAAAGAGTTTAAAGATATTCCTTTCTCAGTTGGTAATAGAGAGAGTAACTTATTTAAAATATTAGTAAGTAAAGAATTTATTGAAAAGGAACTCGATGCTCTTATTGACGTGAGTCAGGAAAATATTGCAGGTAAAGATATTGAAGCTAATTACTAAAACCAAGTAGGTCTCCAGCGTAATGTCCAAGTAGCAAAGTCTTTATCGTGACGAATATACTCTCTATATTTGTCAATTGTAGAAAGATTATCAAACCCTTCTACTTTTCTACAATCGCAATCATTACTGATAGCTAAAGCATAATCGGTTAAACCAGTTTTACTCATAATTGTATTATGAATATTTTGACCACACCACTCAATAAACGTTTTTGTAAAATGCTCTTTAGATTCAGGCCACCTATACATACGTTCAGTAAACATTTCCAGCGTATGGTCAACTAACCATATAAAGTTATCTTTAGTTTCTCTTGCCCATATAGAACATTGATGGTTGAAATAACCTTTACCTCTTCTTCGAGGTTTTCCTGTTGAAGTTCTAGGAGTAGAAGGATGATCTAACACTTCTTGAGGAAATGCATGTGCTAACATAATAGCTCCTTCAATTTGCATCTTTGATCTTACATGTTGATCACATAAATTATAAGTAGAGACGATAGGGTCGTCATCCGTTACAAAAATATTCATTCCTTTATTGTAGAAATGTTCCTTATCTTAATCCAGTAGATTCAAAAACATCTCTAGTAACACCAGCTTTAAAACCACCTTCAATACCTTTTACAATAACCGATACAGCATTGTGACTATGTAAGCTTTCGTTATGAGAAGCAACGATCTTAAAGTCTAAAATACGAGATTCATTAGTAAGTTTTTCATAAAGCAATCTAACTGCATCTTCTACAAACTTTAAATAAGCACCATTCTTTTCAGCAAATGCTTGCTCATCTTCCCTCTTAACCATAACTTGAGTCTCAGTCTGTAAAGCCGCTAGGCATAACTCTTGAATATCTTCAATCCAAAGCATATCTTCAAATCTAACACTAACACGAGCAACACTTCTTTGACTATGAGGTACAGTAGCTCTATTACGATATTTTTCAGCATGCTCACTTAACTCAAAGCTGCAAGGGCAAGCAGAAGAATAAACAAAATCAAAATGAATATACTTTTTAAATTGACCATCTTTAGTTAAATCACCTTCAAATACTACATCATAATACTGATAACCTTCTAAACCACTACGTAAACTATTTTGCTTAATAGGGTAAGATATTTTAAGCATTATTCTAGAATCAAAGCACTTAAGATTATTTTTATAAGTTTCTAAAACATCTTTAATTTTATCTATACTAAACGTTTCATCTTTATGATCATAAAAACTTCTCATAATACGTGACATATTAATACCTTTCTTATGAGCTTCTAAACTAACACTACCTGTTACACTTGTTTCAAGTTCAATAGTTTTACCATTTCTTTTCTTGTATGTTAAAGGTAATTTAAAATTATGTATACCAACTTGTTGAATAGGAACTGCTGCTCCTTGAATTAAACTAGAAGGTCCGTTCTGAAGATCAGGTAATGAAGAAATATATTTTTTATTAGCGTTAACTTTATCATCATAAACTCTAATAGGAGGAAAATAACTCTTGCTATACTCCTCGCCCATTAACTCTTTTGCAATAATATCCTTTTCACCAGTTAGTTCATCATCTTCACCTAACCATTCATAATTAGTATCTTCTTTACTTTTACTCATGTATATTATTATTATAGTTACAATATTTCTATTTCAAGACTAAATATTGTAGATGAGTAAACAATCTCAAAAAAAATTATTAAATGAAGGGTTTGGCTCTTTACTTAGAAAGAGCTTAGCTAGCGCTGCACGGGGTGCTGCAGCTGCCGGAGGCGCTTTAAAAAGTGCATCAGATGCCGGGGTTAAGGCTAGTGTAGGGGGTATTGTACAAGGTGCTAAAGCTGGGTATGAAAAAGAAAAAGAGGCACAAAAAAAAGCAGTTGGTAAAGATGCTAAATTAAAAAGCTATATAGAGGATTTAGCTTTATTACCTATAGGTTCCTTTCGAGGTTCCGGTGATATAAGAGTTATAGATGTAGCTGAGTTGGATTATGATGATGAAACTGGTGAAGAAAAGAAAGGACAAATATTTAGTAAACCTTTAGTAGTTAAATGGGATAAGGATGATAGAGCATGGTCTACAGTTAGGTCACCAAAAGGTGAAGAGCAACCAGATATAAAAAAGAAGAAGAAAAAGAAAACTAAAGAAAAAGTTGCCGTATTTAAACCTAATGTAGGTCAAGAGGTGTTAGTTCGTACAACAAAAGTGCCTACAGGTGAACCCGGAATCGTTAAGCAACTTAACCCAAACGGCCGTATAACAGTAGCTACAGCAGGTAACAAAGCTGGTTATGCGTTTAATCCAAAAAATGTATTACCTAACCCTAGAGTTAAAAATGAAAATAGTTCCCAAAGAATTCTGCTGAGACAGTTGACTTTGCTTATAGACTAATTAATTAACCGAGACTGGACGAGGGAGAGCCTTTTAAAATTACTAGTATAGTTGATTTTTTTTCCTATCACATTATAATTATATTATGACTTATACATCTTCGAAAGTAATTGAACTTGGCTCTACTGCCTTTCGCCAGCCTAACTCAGACTCACATTGCAGATTTATTCATGGATATCAACTAAAAGCAGAACTAACGTTTGGTTGCAATAATCTAGATAAAAATAATTGGGTATTTGACTTTGGTGCTCTTAAAGAACTTAAAACAATATTTAATAATCAATTTGATCATACTTTAGTTGTTGCAGGTGATGATCCTAAATTAGATCTTCTAACAGCGTTAAATGAAGCAGGTGTTGCAGATCTTCGAATTATGGATGGTGGTGTTGGAATTGAAAAATTTGCTGAGTGGTGTTTTAAGACTGCAGATACATACGTTGAAGAGACAACAGAAGGTAGAGTCTGGGTTGAAAACGTAACAGTATTTGAACATGGTAGTAATTTTGCATCAGTTAGTAAACCAATTGAAAAAGAAACTATTTTTTTAGACGAAGAAGGAACTAAAACAGTTGTACAACCAGAGGAAGATACAACACCTACACCACAAACACCTTTACAACAAATTCCTAAACCCAAACAAGGAGCTGTTGTAGGCAATAAACCTACGCAAGGTAAAGGTAATTGGTTTGAAGGTACTACTTGGGGTTAAGTACCTAATATAGAGCAAATAAATCTCAGTATCTTACTTCTAGAAATTTCTGAATTACCAAATTTAAAAGAAAATATATCATTTTCTACACATTTATCATTGTTAAATGAGTTAAATATTTCTTTGTATCCGGATTTATTAACATCAGCTTGATTGCAGTCCCCAATAACTACATATCTAGAATCCCTTCCAAATCTTGTTAATATTGTTGTAAGCTCTTTTCTAGATAAATTTTGTGCTTCATCAACAATTACTAATGTTTTGTTAAAGGTTAAACCTCTAACAAAGTTAACTGGTATAGCTTCAATAGTTCCTTGCTTTTTTAAATTAGAACAAACACCATAACCAGCAATTTCAGTAACCTTTTCATCTAGAGGTATGGCATATGGAGAAAATTTATCATCAATTTCCCCCGGTAAAGCTCCAAGACTTTTTTCAGCTGATTCAGCTATAGAGCGAATATATACTAGTTTATTAAACTCCTCATTACGTATCATCTGTAAACCAGCATAGACTGCAATATATGTCTTCATACTACCAGCTGGTCCATCCACGAAGGCCATTTTTGTATCTTTATTTCGTATACAATCATAAAACAATTTATGGGCCGGATTAAAATAAAACGGTCGCTTTATCTTAAACGAAAATAAATGGTTATGTTCAAATGCTTCCGCAAGCTCTAACTCAGAGCTTGCCCGACGTTTACGTGCGGTCTTAACACTCATATATATTATTATTTAGTTGAAAAACCACGCGCAACTCATATAATTTAATATATGTCTATAGATTGTGATAAAGAAACCTTATTAGTATCAGATGATAAAGCATTCTATACTCTTGAAGGTGAAGGTGAATATGTAGGGATGCCTTCGGTATTTTTTAGATTATCAATGTGCAATTTAACATGTCAGGGCTTTGCATCAGAAGATTCACCTCATGGTTGTGATTCATTTATATCTTGGTCTGTTAAAAATAAAATGACATTTAATGAAATCTTTCAATATTTCGAAGATCATAATCTTGTTGATAAGTTAAAAGCTGGAGCTATATTTAAAATTACCGGTGGTGAACCGATGGTACAGCAAAAAGGTTTACTTAAATTTATGGAAGCTTTTATTAAGAAGTATGAGTTTGGTCCTATTATTGATTTCGAAACTAATGCTACTATTAAGCCAGATGAAAAGTGGGTTAATCTTTATAGAGCTACTTTTACAACATCACCTAAATTAACTACTAATGGAGATCCAGAGAAAAGGACGTATAAACCTGAAGTACTAAAATGGCATAGAGATGTAGGCTCAGGATTTAAGTTCGTTATTTCACAGTCTGAAGATATTGATGAAATATGGCGTAAGTATGTTGAAGATGGTGATGTAAATATACCTAAACAAAGAGTGTGGTTTATGCCATGTAGTGGTAGTAGAGAGGAGCATGTTAATAAAGCTCCTGCTGTTGCAGAGTATGCTAAGGCAATGAACGTTAACTTTTCACCACGTCTACACTTACTGCTCTGGGATATGGCTTTAAAGGTTTAACGACATATATATAGTATGAGAATTGCATTTTCAGGGACAGGGAATAGTGGTAAAACAACACTTGTAAAAAGTTTTTTATATACATGGGATAATTATATAACCCCAAAAAAGACTTATAGGGAAGTTTTACAAGAAGAAAATTTACCTCATTCTTCAAACACTACTACTGATACACAAGAAAAAATATTGAACTTTATGATTGATCAAGTTCAATCTGCAGATAAAGACAGTAATATTATATATGATAGATGTCCATTAGATAATATTGTTTATTCTTTATGGTGTAATGAAAAGAAGATTGATGGTTTTTCCAATTCATATATTCAAGAGCAAATTGAACTTATGAAAGAGTCAATGAGATTTTTAGATATTATATTTTTATGTAGATTTGATGAATCACAGTCTATTGAAGATGATGGAGTAAGAGATATTGATAAAAATTTTATAACAGAGATTGATAATATATTTCATTCAATGTATTTACAATATTCTCAAAACCCTGAATCAGATGTGTTTTTTCCAAAGGGTGATTCACCTTGTATAATTGAATTACCTCACAAAGGACAAGAGAGAATAGATCTTATACAGCAATATATTACTGCAGAAGGCGGTATGTATGGAGATGATGAATCAATTTTTAATAATATAGATGAATTAGAGCAGTTAGTAACTCAACAAAAAATGGCTTTAGATCAAGAAGAGAAAGAAAGAGAACTATACAAGAAGTTTGGGTTATGAGTGAAAAGATAGGTGTAGGAATTATTACATGTAATCGTCCAGAATTCTTTAAAAAATGTAGAGAATCAATTAAAGAAGAGTGGTGTGATAGTATTGTTGTTGTGAATGATGGTAAAGGCCCTCTTTATAATAGCAGAGCAGCAGTTATACAAACAAAAGGTGGTGAAGGTGTTGGTAAGGCAAAAAACATTGCAATTGAATATCTATTAGATGAAGGTTGCAATTATGTTATTTTAGTTGAAGATGATATGATGTTTAAAGATAACCTATTTAAACAATATATTAAAGCTTATAAGGAGACAGGTATACATCACTTTATGTTTGCTTATCACGGACCGGCAAATAAAGCTGGAATAAGTGGTGGTAAGCCTGTTCCACGTAAGCTTATTGATTATAATAACATTCAAATTGCTTTAAACCAACATTGTGTAGGTGCTGTTTGTTTTTACACAAAAGAGTGCTTAGAAGATGTAGGTATATATGATGAAAATTATACTAACGCGTTTGAGCATGTAGACCACTCTTATCAATTAGCTAAAAAGAAATATTGTACCCCGTATTGGTGGTGGCCAGATATTAGTAATAGTCTTGATTATGTTGAAGAACAAGCTTGCTCAGAGAATAGTTCTGCTATTAGACCGAGAAAAGACTGGCAATCTAATATTCAAGATGCATGGAGTAAATTTACAGATAAACATGGAGTGGGTCCTACATCAGTACCTGATACTGAGATAGATGCAGTTATAAAAACCTTAAAAGAAATTAAAAATGTCAAATAGAAAATACTTACCAACGTTTGCAGAGTTAATTGATAGAATGACAATCTGTCAATTAAAGTCAATCTTTATTCCAGAAAATAAAGAAGCTTATGATAAAGAAATAAATGATATTAAGCACGATATCGATGAAATTATTAAAGAAAAAGATGTTAACTTAACAGCAGAGCTAATAAGAGCTATTAGTATAGTTATGCTTTCCAATAGATATATTTGGGAGAATGAAAGTAAGGTACGAAGCAGTGCAGATGATAATGAAGCTCTGTTACTTAAATTAACCCATTCAATTAATGGTGTAAGAAATACAGCTAAAAATGTTATTTCAAACGAACTTGGTGAAAGAGTTGATCTTAAAACTGATTGTTTGGCTGCTGAACTTAAATCTGATTTACAAAACTGGGATATTTTTAAAGATGAAAATTAAAGATTATTATAAACATTATTTATCTTTACATCAAAATAAAATTTGTAGAAGGTTGCATGTATTAGGTCAAGTAATGACAATATTATACTTAATATTAGTTATATATTTATTAACAATAAGCTTATTCTTTCTACCGTTGGTGTTGTTATTACCATTTATTGTGTACCCGTTTGCTTGGTCTGGTCACTTTTTTTTTGAAAAGAACAAACCCGCAGCTTTTAAACATCCAATAAAAGCTAAAGTATGTGATTGGATTATGTTATTTGATATTATTAGAGGGAAGGTAAAATTTTAATGACACAATTTAATATAAATGAAATTAAAGGACTAACTCTATTTACTCCAGAGCTTTATAAGGATGAGAGGGGTCATAATTTTGAGTCTTACGATAGTTTAAAGTTTAAAGAAGAAATTTCATCAGATAAATATTTGCAGGTTAGTTTTAAAGACAAAGAGTTTGTACTAGATACGTTTTCAAAATCCAAGTGGCCAGTATTTAGAGGGTTACATGGAGATAATAAGACATGGAAACTTATTTCTTGTTTATACGGTAAAATATATCTTGTTGTAGCACAACCATCAACAAAAAAATGGGCAGAATTTTATTTAGATAATAAAACAAGACAGCAAGTATTAGTACCGGCTGATTGCGTTAATGGACATTATTGTATCAGTCACGAGTGTCTATTTAGTTATAAAATGACTGAACACTATGAAGGCGCAGATAATCAATATACTGTTAAATGGCATGATAAAAGCTATAATTTTAACTGGCCATTCGATCTAAACAAAGCTATAATATCTAATAGAGATAATTAATTTATGAAATCAAAAAGAGTATTAATTACCGGAGGTGCAGGTTACTTAGGAAGTATATTGGTAGGTTCATTACTGGATAAAAAATATAAGGTAACCGTTATTGATAATCTTACATACAAGCAACGAAGCTTAACTTCGTATTGCTATAATAAGGACTTTACCTTTATTAAAGGCGATATTAGAAATATTACAACATTAGTTAATTTAAAAGATTTTGATATTATAATTCCACTAGCTGCAATCGTAGGCATGCCAGCATGTGATAATAATCCTGAGTTAGCTACTGAAGTTAATTTAGAACAAATTATTACAATTGTTGAAAAAACTTCTAAAGATCAACAATTAATAATTCCTAATACTAACTCTCAATACGGTTCCTCAGAAAATATTATTACTGAAGAGAGTCCGTTTAAACCTCTCTCACATTATGCAAAAACTAAATGTCATGCAGAAACTGCTGTAATAGATAGTGATCGATCTGGAGTTGCTTTAAGATTAGCAACTGTATTTGGTTTATCACCACGTATGAGATTAGACCTTCTTGTAAATGATTTTGTTTACCGCGCGGTTACAGATAAATTATTAGTACTTTTTCAGTCTTCTTTTAAGAGAAATTATATACATGTAAGAGATATAGCTAATACCTTCTTATTTGTAATAGAAAATTATGATAAATGTGTAGGAGAACCATTTAATGTTGGTTTATCTACAGCAAATTTAAGTAAATTAGAGCTAGCGCAATCTATTAAAAAATATATACCCGAGTTAGTTATAATAGAAGAAGAGTTTACTGAAGATTTTGATAAACGAAACTATATTGTATCAAATGAAAAGCTAGAAAATTTAGGGTGGAGACCTAAATTTACAATAGAAGATGGTATTGTTGAACTTATTAAAGGTTATGAGTTAATTACCACGTTTAAAAATAAAGATTTTACAAATTTATAATGGATGTACTGTTTATAACACCAGGTAATACAAAGGGTATATATCAAGACTTAGCAACAACGTATGCGGCTATTGAACCACCAACCTGGGCTTTATTATTAGCTGAATCGTGCAGATCTATTGGATATAAAGTAGCAATATGTGATGCAAATGCTGAGCAATTAAATGCTGATGATGTTCTCGAAAGAGTTAAGGAACTTAAACCGCGGTTAGTTTGTTTTGTTGTATATGGTCAAAATGTTAATGCTGGTACAGTTAATATGTCAGGCTCTGTATACCTTTCTAACCATTTAAAAGCTAATAATATTAAAACACCAATTGCTTATGTCGGATCACATGTACAAGCTTTACCAATTAAAGCATTACGTGACGAACCTTCGATAGATTTTTGTTTTACTAACGAAGGTGTTTATGCTTTAAGAAATATTTTATCTTTAGATGAGATTGATATAAACAATTTAGAAGATATTAAAGGAATTGCCTGGAGAAAGAATGGCGAACCTACATTTAATCAATCTGAAGCAGTTGTTCCGCGAGATAGAATGGATATTGACTTACCAGGTTATGCTTGGGACCTTTTACCATATAAAGATAAGCCGCTTGACTTATATAGAGCACCAATGTGGCATGCTGAATATGATGAAGAAAAAAGATCTCCGTATGCTGCAATACAAACTTCTTTAGGTTGTCAATTTGGATGTAACTTCTGCATGATAAACATTTTAAATCGAAATGATGAAGAGGAAGTAGGTGTAGCTGGTAATTATAGCTTAATGAGACATTGGTCTCCGGAGTTTATTATTAATGAATTTGATAAACTAGCTGAATTAGGCGTTTATACTATAAAAATAACAGATGAGTTATTTTTGTTTAATAAAAAATATTATGAACCTCTTTGCAAAGCTTTAAGTGAGCGCCCATATGTAGACAAATTAACAATGTGGGCTTATTCACGGATCGATACTGTGAGAAGACCTGATTTACTTAAGACTGTTAGAGCTGCTGGTATCAAATGGTTAGCTTTAGGTATTGAAAGCGGTGAAAAAGAAGTAAGATTAGAAGTAGCAAAAGGTAAGTTTGAAGAAGTAGATATAGAAAAGGTAGTTAGACAAATACACGAAGCTGATATTAACGTAATGGGTAATTTTATCTTTGGTTTACCGGGTGATACTCAAGCGTCTATGCGTAAAACTCTTGATTTAAGTAAAAGATTATGTACAATGGGATGGAATGCTTATGCTGCAATGCCTCTACCGGGTAGTCAGTTATATAAAGATGCATTAGATAAAGGATATAGTTTACCAAAGACATATGAAGACTATTCTTTCTTTGGATATAATACCTTACCGTCACCGACAGATAAATGTACTGCAGGTGAGATTCTAAAATTTAGAGATGATGCTTATAATGAATATCATAATTACAAACCTTTTTTAAATCTTGTAAAAGAAAAATATGGTCAAAAGCAAGTAGATAATATTAAAGAGATGACAAAAGTAAAACTTAAAAGAAAATTATATAGTGATGCTAACTAGTAAAGATTTAATTAATTTTGAAGAAGATATAGCTGAAGAGTTTAATAATTCAAAAATTAAAGCTCCTGTACATCTTTATTCAGGTAACGAAGATGAATGTATTAAAATATTTAAAGATATAAACAAAGATGATTGGGTATTATGTACTTGGAGAAGTCATTATCAATGTTTACTTAAAGGTGTACCGCCAGAACAAGTTAAATCAGAGATTATGTCAGGTCGCTCTATATCTTTAAACTTTCCAGAATATAGAGTATTTTCTTCAGCTATCGTTACCGGTATATTACCTATAAGTGTCGGTCTGGCGTTAGATATTAAACGAAGTGGCGGTACAAATAAAGTATATTGCTTTGTTGGTGATATGACTGCTTTAACAGGCTCTTTTGATGAGTGTTTAAGATACTCAAAAGCCCATGACTTACCTATTAAATTTATTATTGAGGACAACGGTAAGTCTGTCTGTACTGACACAAAAGAAGTTTGGTGTGCAAAAGATCACCCATACGATGGAATTAATGATGACTATGTATATCATTATACATATGAAACTAAATGGCCGCATGCTGGTGCTGGTCAACGTGTACAATTTTAAATATGAAATATTTTGATGAATTAAAACGATCTATGGAGATGCTGGCTGAGCATCCTAAGACTTTATTTTTAGGTCAAGCTGTTGAGTGCGCTGGTACAGGGATGACTAATACACTTAAAGATGTATCAAATGAAAAAAAACTTGAATTACCGGTATGTGAAGATTTACAAATGGGTATGACAAATGGAATTGCTCTTGCAGGTAAAATACCGGTAAGTATATTTCCAAGATGGAATTTTTTACTGTTAGGTACAAATCAGATTGTAAATCATTTGGATAAATTTCCAATGATATCAGATTTTAAAACTAAAGCTATTATTAGAACAGGAGTTGGATCAGTAAGACCTTTACATCCTCATCATCAACATACAGGTGATTATACGGAAGCATTTTCCAGCATGTGTAAAAATATAGAAGTTATTCGTCTAGATGAACCAGAGGATATCTTTCCTGCATATACAAAAGCGTTGCTTCGCGAAGATGGAAAATCGACTATACTAGTAGAGTGGGGTGATTACTATAACGAAAAATGAATTATAATATACCATTAATGTCAGATAATATAACTCGTGAAGATGTTAACGAGTTAGTAAATTTTTTACAGCAAGATCCAATTCCAAGACTAACTAACGGTCCAAAAGTAGAAGAATTTGAAGCAAAGTGGTCAGAATGGTTGGGTGTAAAACATAGCGTATTTGTAAACTCTGGTTCAAGTGCAAATTATATGACTATGCAACTTTTACAATATAAGTATGGTCCTTGTGAAGTTATAGTTCCACCGCTTACTTGGGTTTCAGATGTTGCTAGTGTTTTAAACACTGGACATAACCCTGTGTTTGTAGATATAAATTTATCTAATTTAAGCTTTGATATTCAAAAACTAAAACAAGCTATTACTACAAGAACAAAAGCTATATTTCTAACGCATGTATTAGGTCTAAACGGTCTTACTGATGAACTTATACAACTTTGCAAAGAACACGATCTTCTATTAATAGAAGATGTATGCGAGTCACATGGAGCTACTTTTAAAAATAAAAAAGCTGGTTCAATAGGCGATGTTAGTAATTTTAGTTTTTACTTTGCACACCACCTGTCTACGATTGAAGGAGGAATGGTGTGTACTGATAACGATGAATTTTATGATATCTTGAGATTTAGTCGCTCCCATGGTATGGTTAGAGAGTGTAAGAGTGAAGACTTTAAACAACAAGTTAAACTTGATCACCCCGACTTAAATCCGGATTTTATATTTCTATCACCAGCGTATAATTTTAGAAGTACAGAACTTAACGCAGTCTTAGGTTTATCGCAAATTAAATCTCTTGATAGTAATAATGATATACGTCGCGATAATTTCGAATATTTTTTATCTAAATTAGATTCAACAAAATATGTTACTACTTTAGATACTAAAGGTCAAAGTAATTATGCTTTTATTGTTATAATGAAAGAAGCTGATATAACGCAACGTAATAAAGTCGAAAGTATGCTTAAATCAAATAATATAGAATTTAGACGTGGTTTATCTGGTGGTGGTAATCAACTTAGACAGCCATATATTAGTAGACATGCGGAAAAAATAGGTAGGTCATGGCAAGTAGGAATGACTGATCAAGCATTACAGCAAAGCTTTGCAAATATTGAGCACGTGCATAATTATAGTTGGTACATCGGTAATTATCCTTCATTAGAAAGGGAAAAAATTACTAATCTTATAACACTGCTTAATAATGTCTAATAACAAATATCTTATTATATATAACATATGTGAAATCGGTAAGAGAAATTTTGAGTGGTATAGTAAGTGTATTAATAATTTACTTAAACTTAATCATAAAAAATTTCATGTAGCAGTAAGTGGTTGTAGAGTTTCACAGCAAACAAAAGATCAGCTTTATAACGAATTTAAAAATAAAGTAACATTTTGCTATACAGAAAATTTTCTTTCTGTTAATATAACTTTTAATTTGACTGTTTTAAAATGTGTTGAAAGATTTAACGAATTTACCGGTTATGTGTATATTGACTCAGGGGTAAATACAGAGGATAATTTTAATCTACTAAATGAAATAGATGAAAGAGTTGAAACTAAAAAGTTTAGTATGATTAGTTTTCAAACTGATACAGACCACGGTCATCATTGGTTTAAAAAAGATCATGTTAATAACCCTTATATTAAAGAAGAAGATTTTATAATGCCTGTAGGTAAATGCTGTAATTTACACGTTTCATATTTTTCAAATGATTTATTAAAAACTTTTGGAAAACTTATACCAGATATATTTAACGCATATTGTACAGAGTCAGTATTTTCTTTTTTAAATGCTAGTATACAAAAGCAATGGGTAATTATTAAAGATATAATTCTTACTCATATTAAAGAAAAAGATGGAGCTACTCTCAGTTATGATCATGTAGGACCTCGTCAAGTACCATGGAATAATTTATATGGTTGTGCTGATATGGAAAAAATAGTAAAAGATCCTAAAGCTTATGAAGTTGGGTTGGGTTATGAAGAGTTAGGAGAAGTTTTAATACATAATGCAGACTTATATACATCAGAAGGACATGTTAAGAACAATACTTTGAAAGATTATATTAAAGAAAAACTCTTTCTTTCGAAGGATCAGTTAGATTATAACCACATTTTACATTCATTTATACCAGCAAAATGATATCAATAATTATACCTACTAAGAATAGAGTTGAAAATCTTAAGAAGGTTTTAAAGACTTTAAATGATAATACATTACAGCCAAAACAGGTTGAAGTTATATTTTATGTTGATAGTGATGATAATGATACTATCGACTTTATAAAATCTGGAAATATTAATACACACTTAGATAAAATACCCGGAACAGCTATTGTTAATAAGGATAAGCCAAAATTAGCTGATATGTATAACCGTGCTTTTAGTAAATGTAGAGGTGATATTATAATGTACTCAGCAGATGATGTACACTTTAAAACTAAAAATTGGGATATTTTAATAGCTGAAGAATTTAATCGTTATTCAGATAAGGTATGTTTGGTATTTGGACCAGATGGTATGCAACCTAACGGTACTCTAGCCACTCATGGGTTTTTAAGTAGAAGAGCAATTGAGCAAGTTGGTTATGTGCACCCGGTAGGAATGGGTTATAATTATTCAGATAACTGGTTAACTTACATATATAGAAAGTTAGGCCGATTATGTTACACACCGGTATATTTTGAGCATTGTCATTGGGGATCTGGAAAAGCAGAATATGATCAAACCTATAAAACAGGTTCAGATGCCCCGCATGATGATAGTATTGATTTATGGAGAGGTAGTTTAGAACAAAGAACTAAAGATATTAATATACTTAAACAGATTATTACATCTGGTCCTTTAGGAAATTCGAATAAAGAAAATATTAAAACTATATATAACTTAGAAACAGATTAATATGAAACCTATATTATTACTTGGCGATTCTTGTATAGATAAATTTGTATATTGTAAATGTGAACGTCTTTGCCCAGAGGCACCGGTGCCCTTATTAGACATATTACATGTTGAAGAAAATAGAGGAATGGCAGGTAATGTGCATAATAATTTATTAGCTTTAAAATGTGAAGCAGAGTTTTACACAAATTTAAATTATAAAAATATAGTTAAAACAAGATATGTAGATCATAAAACCAATCATATGTTTATTCGTATAGATACAAAAGCAGAATTAAATACAGCATATAAGGATTATAGCGCGCAAATTAATTTAGAAGATTATTCTGCTGTGGTGATTTCAGATTATGATAAAGGTTTTATTACAGAGGAAGAAATAGAATTTATTTCTTACAATCACCCTATTACATTTTTAGATACAAAAAAAATTATAGGCGACTGGGCAAAAAATATTAAATTTATTAAAATTAATAGAAAGGAATTTAAAGAATCAGAAAAAAGTTTTACAAATAAAAAGAATATTATAACGACACTAGGTTCAGGAGGAGCTATATATAGAGGTATACAATATGATGTTAAAGATGTAGAAATAAAAGATCTTTCTGGTGCTGGTGATACTTTTTTAGCTGGTTTAGTATGTAAATATTTAAGAACTAACAATATTGAAGAGAGTATAAATTTTGCAAATGAATGCGCTACTGATGTAGTGCAGAAGCAAGGTGTAACTGTAATTAGCAAATATTTCGCTTTATGAAATTATATAGATATCCTCAAGCGTCACCTCATAATATTGATGACGGTCCATATCGTAATTGTATACCGTTAGGTATAGATGGTCTGACACAACATTGTACAATTGTTAATAATCCTAATGAAGCAGATTATTTTCATATTGGTCAAATTCGTGAAGATAGTAATATAAAATTATACGAATCTGATGGTAGTGAGTTTGAATTTTTTAAAGGTAATGAACATAAACATATTGTAGATATGGAAGGTGAAGGAGGTTGGGAGATACCAGAGTGGCTTCGTAAGTGTATCTTAACGACTATGGGGCCTTTAAAGAGGTTTGATTATTATAAACTTTTTACAAGACCTTGTTTTTCCTCTTTAATGATGGACTGTTTAAAAGATGAACGTGTTTTTGATTTTCCAAAAAAATCCGGTTTTGGTTTTAGGGGATGTATTAATCACCCTACAAGACAAGTATTGTTTGAAGCATTGAAAGAACCAACATTAAATGAAAACCGTGTACGTCGCGAAGCTTATATGACAGCTGGGTGGTTTGGACCTGCTCCATCCCGATCTGAACCTCATTTAATTTTTGAAGAGCTTATGCTAAAACATCCCTTATCTCTTTGTCCACGTGGAGCAGGTATAGCATCTACACGTGTATGGGAAACATGCGCGTATGGTAGAGTACCAGTAATTGTTTCAAATGAAGATTTTTATCAAGTAGGTGAAGATCAATATGACACGTCATTTATGTTTAAAGTAATTGGTGATATGTCACCAAAAGATATGGCAAATGAATTAACTGCAATATATAATACAAGTATAGATGAATTAAAACAACGTGGAGACTTAGCAAAAAAGTACTTTAATGACGTATTAAAAGAATACTTTAAAGACCCGACGTTGTTCTTTATAAACTGGTTAAATAAAAATGCTTAATAAAGAAGAAATACTAACATCAGGTAAAATATTTAACCCTGCAGCTAAAATTTATGCAAATGCAGATAGGGTAATAGATTATTTAGATGATAAAAACCCGGCCCCAGTTCTAGTAGAGATAGATCCGAGTAATACATGTAATCATGGATGTTACTTTTGTATATCTTCCTATATACATTTACCTGAATCGAAAAATCTTGAAACATATGATAAGACAGTTATGCCTAGAGATATATTGTTAGGAGCATGTAAAGATTTTGTTGATATGGGTGTGAGGGCCATTAACTGGACAGGAGGTGGCGAACCAACAATTAATAAACACTTAAAAGAAGCAATTGCATACATTGGTGAAAATTCAGATATTAAAATGGGTATTTTTACTAATGGTACATTGCTTGATAGATGGGATCTGTTTGAAACAATGGTTGATAACATGACATGGGTAAGATTCTCTATTGATGCCGGTACACCGGAAACTTATAACAATATTAGACGTGCTAAAGGTAATCAAGGTTGGGATAAGATGGTGAGCAACTTAAATAAGTTGATTAAAGTTAACAAGGATAAGGGTAAAAAAATTGGCATTGGTGTTGGTTTTGTTATCACACCTGACACGTGTCATGAGGTTGTAGACTTTGCAAAATTCTTTGCAGATGTAGATGTAGATTATTGTCAATATAAACCTGAAATTGTAAATCGAGAGAGAGAAGACGGTGTACAAAGAGATTTAGATTTTTGGAATAAAAATGTAGAGCCTCAGCTAGATGCCGCTAAAGAAATTCTTGGGCATAAATTTCAAATTAATGGGTATAAATTAAGCGACTTAATAGAAGATAGGTCTTTATTCGGTCGTAGGTATAAAAAATGTATGGGATCTCAAGTGCAGCCCTGTGTAGGAGCTGATGGAAATGTTTACGTGTGTACTAATCACCGTGGATATAAGCAATATAGCTATGGATCTTTACATGAAAAATCCTTTAAAGAGGTCTGGGACGATGTACAAGAGAGACAACGTATAATGCATCAAATAGATAACGTTGAATGCTTTAAAAATTGTACACAACTATGTAAGCCTCATGAGAGTAATAAAGCTGTATGGGATATACATGAAGCTTATAATAGTGTTGAAGGTGAGGCAAGAGATGCAGTCAAAAAAGAACTACTCGAGCTACAAGAAGAAATTAAAGAGAATATAATTCATAGTGAATTTATATGATTGTATTACAAAATGGTAATGGGCAACTTGGTAAAGAGTTAGAATATAAAATTAGATATATTAGCCCAGGGTTTAGATTATCACCAAAAGTCGTTTTCATATACCATACCTGGGATATGAGAGATAAAAATGATAAAAAAGCTCAGAAAAATTGCTATAAACAGTTTAAAAAATTTGTAGATACAAACAAAGAGCATAAAATAATTTTTACGTCTACTTATTCAGAGCAAAATAATTTTTACAATTTTTATAAGCAAAAAGCAGGGGGATATTTATTAGCAAATCACAAACAAGGTAAAGTAATTAAGCTTCCTGTTTTATTAGGAAAGGGTGTATGTCAAGATTTAAAAGAAAATAAATGTGAACCTTACGGTGTTATAGAGTTGATGTCGCTTCATGAAGCTGCAGATGAAATTTTACGAATAGCTTTCGAAGATACTAACAATAAAGAATTTCGTTTGCATGGCACTCAAATACCAGCTAAGTTTGTACAAGAATTATTGCAATTTAATATTTAGATATTATTATATATTATGGCTGATTTTTCTAAATTTGATTCTTCTGTTATAACAGATTTTACTCCATATGTAACTGATATACCAAATTTTCCGATCCCAGGTGTTACATTTAAAGATATACAGCCATTATTAGCCGATCCCAAGGCTTTTAGACAAGCAATATTTGAAATGTTTGTTAAATTTGAAACATATATGGATTATTGGGTAGGTATTGATTCGAGGGGATTTATTTTTGCCTCGGCATTATCGCAATATTCTAATAAAGGGTTGAAGCTTATTAGAAAAAAAGATAAACTTCCTCCACCGGTAGAATCAAAAACTTATGATCTTGAATACGGTAATGATACGATTCAAATGCAACCTGGTAAAGGTAAAGTTATTATAGTTGATGATGTTTATGCTACAGGCGGAACCATGGATGCTGCAGAAGAGTTATGCAAACAAGCCGGTTATGAGGTGTTAGGTAAATTAGTTTTTATTGACTTAGCTTTTTTACACGGTTCAACTGATGTTAGGAGTGTTATAAAATATGATAGTTGAGTTTATATTATTCTCAGTATAATATTATATAATAAATTTATGAAAAAAATAACACTTATATATGCAAGTATGACAGGTAACGCTGAGTTTGTAGCAGACAACGCTAAGAGTGCACTAGAGGATGCTGGTCATACTGTTAATGAGTTCTGCTTAGATGATAATGAGGAAATTAATTTTTTACATCAAGAAGCAGATTGTATTGTAGGAATAACTAGTACATGGGGTGAGGGTGAACCACCAGATGAAGCTGTACCTTTTTTTGAAAGTTTACGAAATTCTGAGCCACTAGGTATAGATAAATCTATTGCTGTTCTTGGCCTAGGAGATAGTTCATATGATATTTTTTGTGGTTGTGGAAAAGAGCTAGAAAGAGAACTTATAAGACATGGTGGTACACCATTATTAGAAAGAGTCGATTGTGATATTGATTACGAAGAAGATGCAGATAATTGGGTAGAGAGTTTAGTTGAAAAAATAAATGAGGCCTGAAATTATACAGTATAAAGACCACCCTAAGGGATGGGGCAACGAAAGGTGGATAGTAAATAAAGAAAAATATTGTCTAAAGATTTTATCATTTAAAAAAAATAGCTCTTTTTCAATGCACTACCATATTGAAAAAGAAGAAACGTGGTATGTAGCTAAAGGTAGATTGGAGCTGTCATACTATAATTTAACAAACGCGAATCGTGTTACAAAAACTATTAATGAAGGAATGGTTGTTGATATTAAGCCTAATATTCCACATAAACTAAAAGCATTAGAAGATTCTGAAATTATAGAAGTAAGTACACAACACTTTGAACATGATAGTTACAGAGTAGAGCCTGGGGATAGTCAAAAAAATGAAACTACTAATTGATATAGATAACACAATTTGTGAGACAAAGTCATCAGACTACTTAAATTCAACTCCGTGTAAATCTTTAATTGAGCATTTTAATAATCTATATGATAATGGATCTCATATTACATACTATACAGCTAGAGGTGGTAATTCCGGAAAAGACTGGACATATGTAACTGCTAACCAGCTTAATGAATGGGGTGTAAAGTATAATAAGCTCATGATGCATAAACCATCGTATGATTTATGGATTGATGATAAGTGCATAAACATTGAAGACTATATAAAAAATAACAATATAGTTGAAAGCTAGTATATATTATATATAATACGTTATATGATTATCGAACAAGGTGTATATGATGGTAAGTTAATTCATGAGAGATTTGCTTATAAATTTTTTCGTAAGGATGTTGCCGGTGAAGGTAATATTGTAGCGTTTAGGGCTCCGATGTATGTGGAAGATGCTTTAATTGATCTAGAAGATTCGCTAGAAAATGACTTTATACATAGTCAGGATGCAGTTAATTTTTGTTGGGAGATTCCTGGCTTGTGTCCTCTAGGTGCTGTATCATTTCAGAGATTATTTAATACAGGAGTTGCTAATATTTTATCTGGTTTTATTAATAAGGGAATTATGGTTGATGGTGATGATCTATTAGTTCAAGATGAGTTCCTTGGAACTGATAAGCAAGTAAGAGAATCTGGTAAAGTAAGTGTATCTATTACGTATTCTAAAGATAATGTAGCATTAGGTCATACTGGTATTAATGTTGTAGCAGGAGATAAGGCACCTCCTTTTGCTTATTCATCCAACTTAACAGCAAAGCAAATTAAAACATTTAGCAAGACTGTTATTGATTACTTCAATACCGAAGTAAGAGATCAGTTCGTTGCTACGACAAAAATTATTGTATGAAAAAAATATTTACGAATGGTTGTTTTGATATTTTACATGTCGGTCATTTACAACTATTTGAATATGCAAAAAGTTTCGGTTACCTTTACGTTGGTGTCGATTCAGATGACAAAGTAAAGAAAGATAAGGGTGAAGATAGACCCTATAATAAATTATCTGATAGAATAAAAATGCTTCAATCGCTACGTTTTGTAGATGAAGTTCGTAGTTTTGATAGTTCCCAGGGTTTACGAGATTTAATTAAAGAAATTAACCCCGATATAATGATAATAGGTTCCGATTGGCGAGGTAAACCTGTCATTGGACAGGAACATGCAAAGGAACTTAAATTTTTTGAAAGAATTAAAGGGTATTCTACAACTGGTATATTAGAATATGACTACTATCGTTTACGTAAATAATGAACTTTTTTAAATTACAAAATAAATTATTTTATTCTAGAAAAGATGATGCAGGTGTTTTAGACACTGAAGGAGAACAAAACTTTATTCCTTTTCTATTTAATAGGTGGTTATCATTCTATAATAATGATATGTGTGTTTTTACAAATGAAACGCTAAATAAATTTAGTACTATTTTTGAAGATAAACAACAAGCATATAGAATGTATTATTATCTCATTCCACGTTTAAAATGGAAAAGAATTAACTATATTAAAAAGAAGAAGAAGGATAAAGAAGAAGAAGTTGATATCAGTATAATTGCTAAGAATAAAAATATATCAAAGCGTGAATTATTACAATATGTTGAATTAAATAAAAAGTTAGCTAAATAGCTATATGGCGACAGCTAGCATAGATAATTTGGCACCTACTAGAAGTTTAATTGATTTATCTGATCCTGATAAAGGTGATTTTGGAATAGATGATTATGAGTTAAGTTTTATTTTTGATGATATTCTTCTTATAGAATATGTAGATGAAACAGAACAAGGTGAGGTAGAACGTAATGGTATTTTAGTACCAACTAACGCATTAACAAAAGCTTGGCGAAAAGGAAAAGTAATTTTAGCAGGTCCTGATGTAAAATATACCAAAGAAGGTGATATAGTTATTTTTCCAAATAATATGGGAGTAACTATTTCAGGTGTTTTAATAGAGGGCAAGGGTAAGATTAAAAAAGGTATATTTTTAAACGAAGAGAGGATGTTTGGTATTTGTAAATTACAAGATGTTAATACAGAAAGCAGCTCTTGATTCAATTCTTTTGGATAATGTTTGTGAAATAAGATTCCCACGTAGAATAATTAAAAAGGGTCAAGCCGCTACGAGGAGAATGATTTGCACAAAATCTCTATCTTTATTAAACTCTGTTAATGGAAGAGTTTCTTTAAATTATTTTCCACCAAAAGGCCCTCCGAAAGCATACCTCGGTCCGGATAATTTAGCTGTTGCTTGGGATATATTAATGCAAGACTACCGAAACATTAATATGAACCAATGTGACTTAATACAAAAAATACCCGCAAACGATGATTTTTGGATTTATTTTAATGAAAATTTATATCCAATGTCTCCAGAGCAGAAATTTAATTTTATGAATTCATGAATGTAAGCTTAGAAAAAGTAACAGATTTTTTAAAACCGTTCTTATTACAGAATATAATAATAAAAACGGATAAAAAAGTGTTAAAACGTGGTAAGCTTAAAATCTTTCAAATTAAACAATACTATATTAATTTCACCCTGGAATATAAAGACTCAATAAAATCATATGAGATTCCGTATCCATATAAATTGGATTGGGATGAAACAACAGCAATTCTTAACTACCACCTAAGCTCTTTTATACCAGTGAGACAATTAACTCGAGCAAAATTTTTAGATAGCTCTTCAAAGTCTAAATTATATGATAACTTAGTGTATATATTGCCTTCTGATGAAGGTATTGTATAATTAAGTGTGGTAGGTGGTCTGTTAGAAAAATTTCCAGAGGGTTATACTCCAAACTCTTCTCAGGTAAAGCTTTTAAAAAATATTGATCAAGCTTTTAAAGATGGTCATAAGTTTGTTGTGTGTAATGCTCCAACCGGTTCAGGTAAAAGCTTTATATCAAAAACTCTTGCGAATGATTCAAGCGAACCATCTGAAGACTTTAAAGATTTAATAACCTCATATACAGCGTTTAAAATTGATCAAACAGGGTTTTTTACACACGAAGATGAATGTATGGAGCAAGCTACAGCAGGATGTTTTGCACTAACGATAACTAAGGCTTTACAAGATCAATATAAGAGCTTATTTAAAGGTACTACTATTCTTAAAGGTAAGAGTAATTACATCAGCACAATTGATAGAGATATTGACGTTGAGATGGAATCGTTAATTATGCCTAAAAATATATTAGAAGATCATAGAAGAAGGCATAAATGTCCGTATCATAATGATAGGAGAGATGCTTTAATAAATCGATTTGCAGCTTTAAATTATAATATGTTTTTTTCTTTACCCAATCATGTAAAGAAACGACAATATTTAATTTGTGATGAAGCTGCAGAATTAGAAGATCAATTAGTAAAAGAGTTTTCTTGTACTATTAACTTCGAAATGTTGAGTAAGATGGATATATTAGTAAGACCGTTTTATTCAAAAAATAATTCCAATGTTGTCAAGTGGATTAACAATCTATTATTAGATTTAAGTGATAAAATAGAAGAAGTTCGTGATACAATTAATAATAGTAACAACTCTAATAATAAAAAATTCTTAGTTGAGATTAGAAGACAAATAGTTAGTTTACGAAATTTACACTCTAAACTTTCTTTAATTATTGAAACATGGAATGAAAGTGAATATCTTTTTGAAACAAATAAAGAAGGTATAACGTTTATGCCGTTAAAGGTAAATAATCTTTCTAGCCACTTATTTAGATATGCTGATAAAGTTATATTAATGTCTGCTACTATTATTGATCCTAAAAACTTTTGCAAGAGTTTAGGTATAGATAAGTTTAAATATGTTGAAGCTGAATCATCTTTTAATGCTAAAGATTCACCTATATATTGCAATACAAAAGTTAAGTTAAACTATCATAACTTAAAACGTAGCTTACCGAAAGTAGTAGATCAAATAAAACAAATTTGTGAGCATCATAAAGATGATAAAGGTATAATACATACACATAATAATACGATTACATCTTTTCTGGCAAATAAAATAAATGGTTCAAGATTTTTAATTAGAGAGCCTGGTGTACGTAATGAAGAACTATTAGAACAACATTTATATAATAATAAACCAACAGTATTAATATCACCTTCTATGTCACATGGTGTCGATTTAAAAGATGATTTAGCGCGCTTTCAAATTATTGTTAAAGCACCATACTTACCAACAAAAGATAAAAGAATTGATAGACTTATGAATGATGATTTTGATTGGTATTCAAACAAAATGCTATGCTCATTAATTCAATCATGCGGACGTGGTGTTCGGTCAAAAAAAGACTATTGTACAACCTATATATTAGATGGTGCTATTGTTGAAAGTGTTGTAAAAAACAAGCATAAGTTACCGAAATATTTCATCGATAGGTTTTTGTAATAAATATATAAGTACATATGAAGAACCGAGCATTTCATTTTGAAATTAAAAATCTTTTAACGCAATTTATTGCAGCGTTTGATGATACGGTTATTAGTAGATATAATAAAAATAGAGAAAAAAAGAGTAACATTGAAGTTAGATATGTATTTGCACCCAAACAACGGGTCATGTATGATATTGTAAACAAGGCTCAAAACTTAACCCTACCGGTTGTAGCAATTAATTTAACGAGTATATCTCGAGATAACGACAGAGTATTTAATAAACTAGCTCCAACATATATACCTGCACAGAATCAAGATGACCCTAAATCATCTGCAAATTTTTTAATGCCTGTACCTGTTAATTTAGAGATTAATATGTCAATACTTGGTAGGTATATGCAAGATGTAGATCAAATTATATCTAATTTTGTACCGTATAATAATCCCTATATTATTCTTTCATGGAAAGTACCAGAAGATTTTGGAGCAGGGTATGATCAAGAAATAAGAAGTGAAGTGTTGTGGGATGGTAATTTATCTTACACAACACCGACAGATACTACATATAGTGATAAATTTAGAATTACCGTTGATACAACATTTACTATCAAAGGTTGGTTGTTTCCAGAGCAAAAAGATACATCGGGTAATATCTATAAAATAGATAATAACTTCTTAGCTGTAAATCTTGCAAACAGAATTTATTCACCCCTTGATAATAATGAAGTTGTAAGCAACACAACTTATACACAACAAGAATATGGAGCGCTATCAAGTTATGATACAGGTATACCAGATGCATATTCTGAAACTGTTACAATTTCAGCTATACCCGAAATAACTAATTTATACTACACAACAACTGGTACATTTACACAGCTTTATCAAACAACAGTAGATCTTCTTTCTTCACATCCTAATAACTTCATACTGTATGGTAAGAGATTTAATTATAATAATGAGTTCTTCTTAAGCGCTACTGATATGGGGGGCCCAATACCAAACAATCCTTTTTATTCAAATTATCAACAAATTACTTCTGCAAAGTCAGCTACAATTAGCGGATATAAGCTTGGTGAATCGTTTTATGAGGTTGTTAACGATAACATATTAAATATTTTCTTACCTACATCAACATTAAGCGCTGCCGGTAATTTTACTTTCGTAACAGCTAATGAAGCTGGATGGGGTTCTTCTTATCCAGCCACTAGCTCTATCCTTAACATAACATAAATATATACAAGATGCCAGGACAAGGACCATCAACTAGCCCAAATCAAAATCGTTCATATGTAACCAACGACGGTCGTGCTTCGACTTTCGGTAGAAACTTAGTTCAATACATACAAAACAGATTACCATACGCAACTGACGGGCGTGGAGAAAATGATGCATTAAATCCAAAGTATAAATTTTTTGCAAAAGCAGGTATGAGAAGAGCTGAAGCTCTTGCAAAATCTTCTGTATCTTCTTCTAACCCCTTTAACAATATACCTATTGGAGACTTTGCAAAAGATTCTTCTTTTGGTGATGTCATGTATGCAAACATACAAGACGATAAAGCAGGTAGATTGAGAGACTATAGAATAATGGCTGCTTACTCTGAAGTATCTGATGCTTTAGATGAAATATGTGATGAGACAATTAACCCAGATGAATCTGGTTGGATTACAAAGTTACAGTTAAAAGATATAGATTTAACAATTGATGAAAAAGAAGAACTTGAAAAGCAATTTCATAGATATATAGAATACTACGATTTAAAGAATAGAGGGTGGCAATACTTTAGACAGTTAATGGTTGAAGGTGAAGTCTTTTTTGAGCAAATTATTCATGAAGGGTATGTTAAGGATGGTGTACTCGGGGTGATAAATTTACCAGCAGAGATTATAGATCCTGTTTACAATAACATACAAAATATGCTTGTTAAAGGTTATATTTATAGAAAGCCTATTTTTAGTCCTGAGCACCCTGAGAAGGTTGAAAAGATTGAATTTATACCAATGGATCAAAACCAGATAATGTATGTAAACTCTGGTGTATATAACGAAACAAAAAACTTTGTAATTCCATTTTTAGAAAATGCTAGACGACCTTACAGACAATTATCTTTAATTGAAGATGCAATTGTAATTTATCGTTTAGTTAGAGCTCCTGAAAGATTAGTTTTTAATGTTGATGTTGGTAACATGGCTCCGCCAAAAGCAGAAGCATATTTACGCAAGTTAATTCAAAATTACTGGTCTAGAAAAACATTTGATATTGATCAAAATGATGTTGTTAAAAAATTTAATCCACAATCAATGCTTGATGCATTTTGGTTCGCTAGACGTCAAGGATCTGAAGGAACTACTGTATCTCAGTTAGCCGGTGGTGCTAATTTGGGGGAGCTTTCAGACTTAATGTATTTCATTAAGAAACTTTATAGAGCTCTTAAAGTACCTTCAATGAGATTAGATCCAAACGATCAAGCTTCAGCTGATGGATCAACGATATTACGTGAAGAATTAAAGTTTGCTAGATTTATTATGAGACAACAGCAAAGGTTTGCTGCTGGTCTCAAAAAAGGTTATATTACACACTTAACCCTAATGGGTATATTTGAAAAATTAGAACTTAATGAACAAAATATTGAAATCGATTTTAATGTTCCGACTAATTTTTACGAATTAAGAGAAAATCAAAGACTAGAGTTAAAGTCTAATAATTATAATAATTTAGCTTCAAACGAATTTGTATCTGCTACTTACGCGCAAAAGAAATATCTCGGTTGGCGTGATAAAGACATACTTGCTAATAGAGAGTTTTTAAGAAAAGATGCTGAGTTACAATGGGAGATATCACAAATTACTGCAGCCGGGCCTGCTTGGAAAGAACAAGCATTGGCAGGTGAGCTAGCCGAGGGCGAAGCAGCTGTCGGAGGTGAAGGAGCTGGGGTAGGCGGAGGAGGCTCTGGTGGTATACCAGAATTTGGTGGAGGACCAGCTGATGTAGATGCACCAGAGGAGGTTGATGTAGAAGCTGAAGTTGATACAGTAGAAACAGAAGAACCTACCTAACAGGGTTACTGCTAAAGAATTGTGTTCTATAATGTACTATACCCGCGCTGCCTGCTTTTGCTGATACTTGATTAACATTTGTAAGACCTCTCACTACAGTCTCGTGGTTATTAGGTATTTGAATTACATGGTCTGCTCTTACCGTTCCGTAATTACCACTTGTATCTACAAAAATTTCTAAAACTCCTCCAGTAGTATTATATATAACAACCTCTGAACACGGCTGACCTACTTTAACTGCAACTGCAGGTGCTGTATTTGTATTACTACCAAAAGGAGCAGGTGCATTTGGATCTTGCCCAGATAGCTGTACTATCGATGTAGGAACATGTCTTGAAAAGGAAAAACACTGATTTTGGTTATAATACGTGCTTGTGTCTTGCTGATTACTTTTAGGTGGTGATGTCGCCATATATTTATTTATTCGCGAATAAATAATTTTATGGCACTTGCATGTACAATTCAGCCCCTTTCGGCTTTTCTCTCAACAAACTTAAACTCTAAAATAGAAACATATGATAGATTAGGTGATAGGATTAAAAGATCTTTAGGATTCCCTTTAGTTTCATTAGAAATTCATACCGATCAACTTAGAGAAAATATACAAATCGCAGTTGAATATTTTACAAAATATGCTGGTTATACGCAAGAGTTTTTAATATTTGATTCCAGAATGTATGAAGAGAATAAAGGAATACGTTTAGATTTACTTTATACATTAGCAAATACTGATTTAGATACAAATAGAAAATTAACAGCTGGTAATAATCCAATAGGACCTGGCCCTGAATTTTATGGATCTAGATCTCCCTACACTAGTGCGTTTGGTGAAACGCTTTTTGTTGCAACTTCAACTTTAAGTGGTAGTGTGTTTTCTAGTTCAGTTGAACTATCTTCAACATTTTCGTATGAAATGAGTGGTACGAGCCCGGGTATTAAAGAGTTAGAATTATTTGACCATGCTTTATTTTCACAAATTTCTTCTTTCAATCAAAGCCTAACTGCACACTTTAAACAAACTCAGAAAAACACTCTTACTTTTCAAGGATCTGCATCCGATGCTATATTTTATCAAAATGTTTTTGATTATGATATTATGGACTACCGTAAGGTAATCGATGTATCTGATTTTGAGGAAGGTTCAAATACCGGTATTAACACGTTATTTACTCTCGAACAGACCCTAGCGCAACAAACCTATTTTAGTTATGCATTAGGTAATTATGGATTTGATCTTGTATCATGGTATACCTTAAAGGAGTGGATGGACACCCGAGAAAAAATGTTAGCAACAAGACGTGATGTAAAATTTGATTCACGTACTCAGTATATGCAAATGTACCCACAACCTGATGGTAATCGATTTTACGGAGTAATATCTTGTTATTTAGAAAGAGCAATTAGAGATGTTATTATGGAGCAATGGATATATGAATATGCATTAGCTTTATCACAAATAACTATAGGACGTGTCAGGGGTAAATTTGGCAATGTACAATTATTAGGTGGTGGGGCATTAAATTACGATATGCTCCAAGAAGGTTTACAACGAAAAACTGAACTTGAAGGAGAATTGCTCCAAGGCGCTTCACCTGGTCTAGGTGATAATGACCCTCCAATGTTCTTTGTTGGGTGATGAATAAATGGCGTCAAGGTACCTTTATACCTAAAAATATACATAAGTTTATTGGTAGCAAAGCAATATACCGCTCTGGTTTAGAGTTAAAATTTTTCCGTTTTTGTGATGATAACCCTAACGTAATTAAATGGGGTAGTGAAAATGTTGTTATACCTTATACAAGTCCTATAGATCATAGAGTACATAGATATTACGTTGATAATTATATTGAAATTAAAGAAGGTACTGTAACAAAAAAATATCTCGTTGAAATTAAACCTTCAAAACAAACAAAACCACCTACAGTTAAATATAAAAAGAAAAAGCATTTAATTTATGAGCAACGAGCGTTTGTTATAAATCAAGCAAAATGGTCTGCAGCTAGAGAATATTGTAAAAAAATAGGAGGTTCTTTCATTATTTTAACAGAAAAAGAGCTTATTTCGAACAAATGAATAAATAATTGTATGTCATTAAAGCTTAACTTGGTTGTAGAAAAACCTGATGTGAACGATGAGTTCGAATACATTGAAGAAGAAGTAGATAGAAACTCACCTTCGAATTTATATATAAAAGGTCCTTATATGATGGCTGAAGGGGTAAATAGAAATAATCGTTTATACCCTCTAGATGAATTACAAAGAGAAACACAACGTTATATTGAGGAAATGGTTACACCAGGCCGTGCAATGGGAGAGCTAAATCACCCAACAACAGCAGATGTAGATCTAGAAAGAGCGTGTCATATGGTAACAGAGTTAACCCAAGATGGAAATGTATTTTATGGTAAGTCAAAAGTATTATCTACGCCGTGTGGTCAAATAGTTAGATCTTTAATAAATGACGGTGTAAAAGTAGGTATGTCTTCACGAGCTTTAGGCACACTTGAAGAGAGTAGTGAGCATAGTACCGTTAAAAATATGAAATTAGTTGCTATTGATTGTGTAGCAGATCCATCATATCCAAAAGCTTTTGTTAATGGTATATTAGAATCTAAACAATGGGTATTGGTTGATGATAATAAATACGAAGAAGTTTATGAAAATTTTGAAAAATCACTACAAAAACTACCAAAAAAAGACATTGATTTGTTTTTACGTAACAGAATCCTTAGCTTTATTAAATCAATATAATAAATAATAATATGGCTAAAGATAAATTAAAGATTAGTAAGTTTATCCACCACGTTTCTGATAAAAATTATGCTCAGGCACATAAATATTTAAAGAGCGTCATTGAGGATAAAATTGCAAAAAAAATTAATAACGCAACCGATAAACCACTCTTTTAATTATGAATAAGAAAGCATTACCTGAACAAGCAGAAGAAGTACTTACTGAAGAGTCAGTACAAGCTATAGAATCTGCCATTGGAGAAAAAATTCAGCTATCAGTAGAAGCTGCATTAACTAATCAAGATGAGCTTTATGCTGAAAAACTTGAAGAGTTAGTTAGCGCGATTGATAAAGATCATACTGATAAACTTAAAAGAGTTGTAGAAGCTGTAGATATTAATAATGCAAATAAGCTTATTACTGTAGTTAAGCGTTATGAAAAAGAACTCAATGGAAGCGCTAGTAAGTTTAAAACAACATTAGTAGAAAGTATTTCAGACTATTTAGATGAATACATAGAAGAAGCTGTACCAACACAAGCTATTGAAGAAGCAACTAAGAATAGAACTGCAAGAGAAGTTCTTTCTAACTTAAGAAAAGTGCTTGCTGTAGATTCATCCCTAATGAGTGAGTCTGTTAAAGAAGCTGTTGTTGATGGTAAGACACAAATTGATAAATTAACTGCTGATCTTAACATTCTTAAAAAAGAAAATAACCTTCTTAAAGAAGCGTATGGAAAACAAACTGCTAATTTATTATTAGAAACAAAAACAGCTGGTCTTCCACAAAGTAAAAAAGATTATCTTGTTAAAATTTTAGGTGATAAATCACCAAAGTTTATTGAAGAAAACTTTAACTACACAGTTACGTTATTTAATAAAAAAGAAAAAGAAAGACTTTCTGTACTTAAAGAAGAGGCATACAAAACACGTAAGGTCAAAACAGATGCCCCGGTACAAAAAACAATCACGGAGGAGAAAAAATCCAAACCTTCTAACCCTTATCTTGAGGAGTTAGAGAGGTCACACAAATAATTTCACCCCTGAACAACGAGGTGCTAGCCACCTGAGTAACTTGGGACTAGATCCCATGAGGTAAAATGAAAGGAAACGTCTAATGAATAAACCACAATCATTTATTGATAGAGATAGGGCAGATACACTTCTTGAGAAGTGGGCACCTGTTCTTGATTATTCATCCGATAGTGTTAAGGCTATTGATGACGACCACACTCGCTTGAATACTGCTATTCTTCTTGAGAACCAAGAGCAATGGTGTATTGAGGAGAGTTCTTCTGTTGGTGGAGGTTCTTTCGGAAAAGGTGCTACTATGTCGAGTTTATACAACCCGTCACAAGGTACCATCAATTCTGGAGATAACTACGCCGCAGGTGATGCTCGTCTTCCAAAAGTTCTTATTCCAATGATTCGTCGTACGTTCCCCGAGCTTATCACAAATGAGATTGTTGGCGTGCAGCCTATGTCTGGTCCTGTTGGACTTGCATTCGCACTTCGTTATGCTTATCAGAATGAATACCTTGGCTTTGGTGTCGATGGTACTGATAAGAACGGCGCCCTCACCGGTCCTGGTAACCCTCCTAACACCCCTGCAGGTGCAGCTTCTGGCGCACGTACTGGTGGTGCTGGAAATAACTACACTGGTGTAGACGGTCTTAATGCTGACGAGCTTGGATACCAACTTCTTGATACAAGATTTACCGGTGCTTCTTCTTACGGCTTGTCCGGAGATGATTCTAACTGGTCTTTCGCTGATCAAGACCGAGGTGTCGCTCAAATTCTTTCCGCATTTGAGATTACTGGTAACATTCCTCAGGTTGAGGTTAAGTTCGAGAAGACCGCTGTTGAGGCCGGCACAC